GGATGAAAGTGAATAACAAACTCTGCACGAATTTGCTTGATACTTCCTTTACCTGCTTTTGTATCTTTGAGGTTTTGTTCTTTGAGTAAATCATTGAACTTTTTCATCGCTTCAAAGTCAGTGTTCTTTATCCAACTAGAACCTTTAACTTCTACATACCGACCAGTTACTTTTTCTGCAAAGCTGCAATATGGAGCATCTAAGTCGTGTTTTATAATTGCTTGCAGCTGTGTGTCGTTTTCAACATAAGTTAGCCAGTAATCAGGTCGCCAATTCTCAAGGTGTGAAATAATCTTTGCACCATAAGGCAATGCTCGTTCCTTAGGGTTATAACCAAACTCTTGATATGCACCTGTAGCATTTTGAAAGTCTGATATTTTATACTGACCATCGAGCTTTTTAAATCCTCGCTTATTTAGAAACATTTCAAAACATAACTCGCCTAAAAAGGGTTTGTCATTGTCGTTTGTGTTTGCCAAGAATTGTTCAGCTTGTTTATGCCAGTGACCTAAGACAAACTGTGCTTGTTTATATTTATACTCTTCTGGAACATTAGTAACAAAATTCCAATTATCTTCTATCTTCATATAGTCCTTCAGAACTTTGTGACTATAAGACTTTGTGAAACTGTAGTCTATTTCAAAAATCCGAAATCATAACTATTCGTTATTAACTTCCTTTGATTCTTGGTTGAGGTTTTGGAGGTAACTATCTCCGATTTCTCCATCTAATGGAGGTAAGTCTTCTTTTGCTCTAATTTCATTTACAGATAAGAAGCCAGCGTTACGACCTAAGTTATATGCTTGGTATCTCTGTGATATAGATGCTCTTAGCAGTCCTGAAACATCAATTTTTGCAAACTGACCTCTTGGTAACATCATTGTCATTGCTTGTTCAATTCTGTTGATGTAGGGGAGAAGAGTTAATTCATAAAACACTCTGTTTTGCTCCTCTATGGATGAACCTAGTTTTGTTGTTTCAGATAAGTCGCCAATAAGATATGGTGGCACTCTAAACAATCCACATACTTCAATTTTGTTAAATCTTCTTGTTTCCAAGAACTGCATTTGCTGATGATTAATGCTTATAGGTTTCCATTTTGCATTTTCAGTAAGAATGCCAATGTTATGTGCTTTCTTACTACCTTTATGTTTTCTATTGAATGATTGTTTTAACACTCTAAGAGCCTCTTCGCTTGGTGTAGAATCCATTTCAATAACACCACTAAGCACAGCTCCATTTTGATAAAATCTTCCAGCAAATTCTTCACTTGCCAAAGATATACCGATTGCCTCTGCTCCAGCTTCTATTGGACTAAGTCCATAATCTGAACCCTGTTCAAAGTTTTTGATATGTATAACATCGCCATCAGGAGTAAGAGAAGTATATTTTTTGTATGTTTTTTTACCATCATATGTATAACAAATGTATCCATCTTTTCTTTCTACTCTGACAAAGTCAGGATGTAGGTTGTACACCTGCTTTGGAAATCCTAAGTTATCTCTATCAGTAATAAGCCAATAGCTATTTCCATACAGTGCCAGTGAACTTATGGTTCTGTGAATAAAAGTAAATCTGTCTGTCTCAGGATTAGGCATTGAGTTTGTTGCATCCATCCACGCTGGAGAAGCTACTTGCTCTCGATAATCGCCTGTTTTTCTGTAACTGTGTATTGGCATTGTTGCTATTGAATCTGCAATTAATGAAACACAGGAATAAACAGCTGATGATGTTATTGCTGTTCCTGCATCAACACTTTTACCAGCTGCTGTCTTACCACTATCATCTAAACCTAAATCAAAAACAGAAGCATCCATTGCTCTTTTTTCAATTGGTACATCTCTAAATAAATCTAAAATATTCATAATCTCTCCATATCAAGTACAAGTCCAAATGCGACAAGGGAGAATCCAAGTATCAAAAATCCCATTCCTAAGGAATAGAGAAAACCAGCTATTGCTAGACATAAAAATCCAGCTCCTGTTATTGCATAATTAATTATCATAAATTTATAAACTTTGGGTCTTCCTTGACTTCTTCTTCAGGTTCTAATCTCATATCAGACCATCTGTCAAAAGCCATAATTGCTCCAATTGCTAAGTCAATCTTGTGAGGCGAGTTCTTGTTTGCCTTAGTAACTAATGTCCCTTGTGGAGTTTCCTTAGGAACACAGTTAATCAAATGTTGAAATAAATCATTATCGCCTGAATGACTTAGTTGTTGTTCTAAAACAGCTGAATAGAACCTTGAACAGGCTTGAGCCATTTTCTTTCTATAATTGCCTTCATAGTAGAGAACCATATCGCCACCGATAATCTCTTCTAATTGTGCGATTTCGTTATGCCAACCCATAGGGTCAACTGTTAACTCCAATACTTCGTATTTCTCAAAGCATTCCAATATCTTGTTAATAACTTCATCTCTAGGAACTTTCCATTGTTGGTTTTCATTAACTGGTCTTGCCCAGTGTCCTAAAACTTCAATGTGTGGCTTTTCATCCATAGAGATTGCAACCAATGCTGTTGAGTCTCTTGAGTAACTACCATCAAAAGCCAGTATTACTTCAGAACCCTCTTCAATTGCTTGCGTTTCGTCGTAACATTCCTCCCAAACACCTACAGGAAGCCATCGTTCGGCTGTTGTAGTCCATTGATTTAGAAAATATCGTCTAAATTCGTTTTCAGGAGTTGCGTGATACGCTCTTTCAAGTTGCTCAAAACTAACAAAATCGCCGAGAGCAGGATTAGCTTGCTCAATGGCTTGTTTTCTTTGCTTAGGGTCTGAGATATCCAAGTCTTTATCAGCTTCAAATATCTTGTAGTAAAATCCTTCATCCTCAATTGTTCCTTCTTCAATTCCCTTTGCGTATTTATATAATCTAAAACACAAAGAGTTTTCAACGCCAGCTGTACTGATGTTTATACCCATAGTGTTTTGTCTTTTTCTTAGCCCATTAGAAATAACCAAGTGTGCTCGTTCTTTGTTACCAGTCATTTCGTGAACTTCATCAAAAATAGCCATCGATGGTCTCATTCCATCATTGACACCAGCAACACAAGGAACTCTGAGGATTTGAGCTTGTGGATTATCTTTTAAAACAATCTTTCGTTCCATAAGGTCTGCATAGTGACGAAGCTCTCCATTTGCAATCATCTGTTTTGCAGAAGAGAACACAATGTCTGCTTGGTCATATGAACTTGCTACTAAAGGAATTAGGGGAGCTGTTTGATTTAAACCCATCAGACCTGCAACAGCTAAAGCACTAGCTATTTCAGATTTACCATTTCCTTTTGGTGTAGAGATATAAGCTGTATGGTATTTAAAAGTTCCATCTTCTCTAACTTCAAACATATCTAAGAGGATTTCCTTTTGCCAGTCTCTCAGCACAAAAGGTTTTCCTAAGTAGTCACCAGTTGAATGGACACAGTATGTTTCAATAAACTTTATTACTCTATGACCTAAAGTTTTCATTGTATTCATTCCAGTAATTCTTATTTTCAAGCTTTATCTGCCAATAAAACAACTTCTGTTGTAACTGTCTTAACAGTGCAGCAATAAAATATCTAACTTTGTATTGATATACCATCTATGTCTTCGGATTCCTTCACTAGTCTTGTACTTACTTGACCCAGTCCGACCCTCCCCAAGACTTCAAGAAAAGTGTTTTTTTTTTTTTTTGGGCAGTTAAAAATTAATTATCTAAATCAAGTTCAGAGTTAAGGTCAGACAAAGATTTCTTTGCACTTACTAGTTGTATTCCTAAAGTAACTCTTGCTTTTGGATTGAGACCAATTCTGTCTTCTAAGTTTCTTATTTCAGCGTCAATCTTTAGCATTGCGTTATATAAAGGGTTGAGAACTGCTTGTCCTTGCGAGCCAACAACTAATCGTTCTTTTTTTGCTTGTTTAAATATGCGTTCTCGTTCATCAATGAGAGAAGCTAGTCTTTCTATAACTGGCAGGTCGCTTTTTACATCAATTGCAGTAGCGACATCACTATTCCAAAAGTTATTCCACCATATTTTGGTTGATTTTAGGTTTCTTCCAACTAATTTAGGTATTTCTCTTTTTTTATAGCTTTCTATATCTATAATTTCAGGTTTTATTCTGTGTTCTCGTTGGTCAACTGGCTTTGCATTTGACATAATTTCTCCTGATAACGCTGTCCCATTTTTAGGGCTAAAAACGCCTCCTAGTGTCATAAAAAATGTGAGACTATACAAAAAGGAGAATGGA